CCCTTGGAAGCCGGACGAGCCTCGCGAGTCTGATTCCACATATTTCCGGCCGTGTTCACCTCCATTGGGTGATAGTTGTAATCTGGGCGCTCACCGAAAGGTTCGGGCTCGGCCGGGAACACCTCCTCTACTGGTGCCGACCAGTTACCGACTGGAGCGACAAGTCCACCACCATCCTTGGTAACACCTGGAGCAAAGTTTGGTCCGGGCATCGCCTGTGTATTGATTCTGTTAATTTGGATGAAGTCATCCATTTCTACTTATTGTTAAGGTTTTTTTGTGTCATCCTTGTACATCTTGGTACGGACCTTTTCCGAGTGTCTGACCCACATCTCGTCAAGATCTACGTTGAGCATTGCTGCCAGTTGAAACAGATAACTAAACACATCACCCATCTCCATAGTCACATCTGTCCCGCGGTCCTTTTTCAGACCAGTCTTTTTATAGCTTCGCTGGTACTGACGGATCGCCGAGGCCAACTCGCCAACCTCTTCCGTAAATAGCAGCCATACTGTACTTACTGAAGACTTGTCCCAGCCTTTTACCCGACAGAGTTCCTGTGTATCAGTTTTGCACTTATTCATAGTGCTCGTCATTACTTATCAAGAGCGTTCTGTCTTTAGATGCGAAGCCTCTGCTTCAGAAGCCAATCTTGAAGTTGCCGGGGAGCTTCTGGCCGTAGGTTGTCGTCGAGAGAGGAACTGCCAGTGGGATGGGCTGCTTATTCACCTCGCTCAGGAACTTCATACGCTGTGCGAGGCCAACCGCGATGGTCTGGGCCGCCTCGTTGGAAACCTGTGCATTCATCCGGGCAACCTGGCCCTGAATGTCCCGGTAAGGATCCCCAACCATGTTGGTATAAACCTTACCCATAAGGGCCCGCAGATCACCCTCATCCTGACGATCAATCGAGTAGCTGGTCATATCCTTAACCTTGTCGCGAATCATAAACTGGATACGCTCTTGATTCATAACGGAACGGAAAGCAGTCGATACGGGAGTGGCAGCTGGCTGAGCCATTTACTTTATAGGTATAAAAAAAAGCGACGCTGATAACACAATGAGGGTGGTTAAGCGAAATGGTGATGACCAAGAAATGCTCTTCGACAAGGTGACCAAGCGCATCAAAGGACTCTGTGAGGGCATCGAGGTCCAGGCTGACAAGGTGGCCCAGAAGGTCTTTTCAGATATGTTTGACGGCATCACAACCACCCAGATTGACGAAATTTCAGCCGATGTCGCAATTCATATGATTACTGAACACCCTGATTACGAAATTCTCGCGACACGGATCGTCGTGAGCAACATGCACAAGACGCACCCTAAGTGTTTCTCCGATTCTATGCTCGCTCTGCATGGAAATGGGGTCGTTTCGGATGAATTCATGAAATGGCTTACACTCGAGGCTGATTCTTGGATTGATCACCGGCGTGACTATACATTCGGATACTTTGGTCTCCGGACTCTGCAGAAGATGTACCTGAACAAGAACGAGACGCCGCAGTATATGTTTATGCGCGTCGCGTTTGGTATCCACGGGGATGATTACCGGCGGGTTCGCGAGACGTACGACCTGATGTCTCAGTTGTTTTTTACGCACGCAACTCCGACTCTGTTCAATGCTGGTGCCAAGCGCGCCCAGATGTCGAGTTGTTTCCTTCTGGCCATGAAGGATGATTCGCTCGAGGGAATCTACGATACTATGAAGAATTGTGCCCAGATTTCCAAGTGGTCTGGTGGAATTGGTCTGCACGTCCATAATGTCCGGGCGGCCGGAGCAAAGATCCGTGGGACGAATGGAACATCTGACGGTATCATCCCGATGCTCCGTGTATTCAACAATACCGCCCGGTATGTAAACCAAGGTGGTCGTCGCAAGGGCTCGATCGCAATCTATCTCGAGCCGTGGCACGCAGATATTATGGAGTTTCTGGAGTTGCGTCTGAACCAGGGTGATGAGGAGTCGCGCTGCCGCGATCTCTTCACGGCTCTCTGGATTCCGGATCTCTTCATGCAAAAGGTTGAGGCGGATGATGATTGGCACCTGATGTGTCCGGACGATTCACCCGGCCTGGCTGATGTATACGGTGATCAGTTTAATGAATTGTACCGGATGTATGTGGCTCAAGGCAGGTTCAAGCGGGTCGTCAAAGCTCGGGACATCTGGAACTCGCTGATCAAGAGTCAGGTTGAGACTGGTACGCCTTACATGCTCTACAAGGATGCCTGCAATGCAAAGTCGAACCAGAAGAATCTGGGGACGATCAAGTCGAGCAACTTGTGTACCGAGATTATCGAGTACTCCGACAAGGATGAGGTTGCCGTCTGTAACCTGGCCAGTATCTCTTTGCCAGCCTTTGTGAAGAATGGCGAGTTTAACATCGAGAAGCTCTGCGAGGTGACACGGGTTGTGACGCGTAATCTGAACCGGGTGATTGATAAGAACTTCTATCCGGTACCAGAGGCGGAAAAGAGCAATAAGCGCCATCGTCCGATCGCCATCGGTGTTCAGGGTCTGGCGGACGTATTTATGATGCTCGGACTTACATTTGACGAGCCTCGTGCTCGGCAGTTGAATACTGATATTTTTGAGGCTATATACTTTGCGGCTCTCGAGGAATCATGTCTGCTTGCAAAGGAAGAGGGTCCTTATGAGACATTCAAGGGATCTCCGGCTCACAACAAACAGCTCCAGTTTGACTTGTGGGGTATTACAAGGCATGGTTTTGATAGTCTCAAGGATGATATTGTCAAGTGGGGCTTGCGCAATTCTCTGCTGGTAGCACCAATGCCTACAGCGTCGACGGCCCAGATTCTGGGCAACAATGAGTGCTTCGAGCCTTATACTACCAACTTGTACCTGCGGCGGACACTTGCGGGAGAGTTTGTGATGATCAACAAGCACCTGGTCAAGGATCTGCGCCAGATTAACATGTGGAACAAGGATATCAAGGATAACATCATCGCGAACGGTGGAAGCATCCAGCAGATTGAGAATGTCCCTGATAAGATTAAGGAAATCTACCGGACAGCCTGGGAGATTTCACCAAAGTCGATCGTTGAGATGGCGCGCGATCGCGGCGCCTACATTGACCAGTCGCAGTCGATGAATCTGTTTGTCGAGAATGTATCCACCTCGAAGCTGTCAAGCATTCACATGTATACGTGGAAGCTTGGACTCAAGACGGGTATGTACTATCTGCGTACGCGCCCAAAGGCCAAGCCGGTTCAGTTTACGCTCGATCCGACAAAGTATGGCTCGACCAATGGTCCAGTCTGTCGGATGGAGGAAGGTTGTGTCTCGTGCTCTGGTTAATTTCTAAGGTTATAGTAAATGCCGAACAACCTACTAAAGGCTGTTCTGAAACTGGAGACGTTACGCGAAGCATATATGTTTCCGACCAAAGAGCAAAAGAAAATCCTTAATATGGCCGAGAATGCTGCCGAGGCGATACTTATACAAGGTATGACTGTCGCGGCGAACAAAAATGTCTTAACAAAGCCATCCACAAAAAAGAAACCTAATGTTAGATTTAACTTAAAACTCCCTGCTAAAATAAAGAAAGGTCGTTTCACGGTAGCCACTCGCTAGCCTCATATTGTCTTTATATATTCCCACGACAATTCGTGACAAATCTTTTTCCAAATTTGATCTTGTTTGTACAACTTTTCTTTAGATTTCAAGAGTTGGAAACAAGGAAGGTAGTCATCCTCACCCAAAAGCTCGCAGAACTTGTACAGAACGTAAGAATAACTTAGGAAATTCTTTCGATCAATTGGTCTATGTTTCTCGAACGGCTTTTGGATGTGGTGAAACATAAGCCGAAGTTTATCCTCCATGGCTTGATTCATGGTTGGAGGTTTAATGCCGTTTAGGATTGTCGTAATGTACGGAACGTGCTCATAGTACTTGTTCATATTGAGTTTCTTCAAAAGTGCTCGAACTTTGGAGTGTGTAATCTCAGAAACATCCTTAATCTTTTGCTTCTTGAATTCTGAGCGAATCTGTTCGATGACCTCGTTCGGTACATTAGTAGACTCTTTTGCTTGGAATTGGGCGACCCACTCATTAAAGTGGTTTTCGCGCTTGTACGTGTATATGATATTCTTCTCAATCTCTTGTTCCTCCTTGAAACCAACCTCATCAGATTGGACGTAGCGGGTAATACCGCACCGCAGACAAATCTCGTCACTCGCGGCCGAATCCATCGTAAACTCGACCGAGTCACAATATTTGCAAGGGTTTATTGGTATAGACTTGTGAACCGGAAACGATTCATTCTCGATGGCCGACATG